GTTCACGGCCAATGCGTCGAATGTAATCAGCATAAACACGGGAATTTGTTAGAATACGCGCCCAGGTTAAACGAGCGAATCGGTTTCGAGCGGGCCTCGAAATTAATGATTCTCCGAAACGAACCTTTACGGCTGAGCCTTGAGGAGATTAAACAACTAACCGCACACTATAAAAAACGCGTGAACGAATGGAAAACGAGGAGCGAATAAAAGAATTAAAAAACGAACTTTTTACCCTAATGGCGCGGCGTTCATTACGCCCCGATATGAAGGAAAACGCCCGCCAATGGTCAATAATGGCTGAGCTTTATATGCTCACAGGTGAGGAGCGTTGGAAAATGATTAGTTAACCCTTAAATTTTAATATAATGAGTAATTTTGAGCAAAAAGACGGACAAGGTTCCCTATTCAAAGACGAAAAAAAGGTTGGAAGCCAACCCGATTACCGAGGCTCGGTAAAAATCAAAGGCGAAACGTATAAACTCGCTGGCTGGGTGAAAGAATCCAAAACGGGAAAAAAATTCCTGAGCCTAAAAATTGAGTCGATCGACCTCACTCCCAAAAAAGAAAGCAATGAGAGCACAGGCGGCGACCTCCCTTTCTGAGTTAATTGAGCAACTCGACGCGATAGTTAGGCAATATCCCGAAAAAAACGTTAATATAAGCGACGGCCTCAGGAACTATTTAAACGGGATTAAACAGGCCCGCCATTTGGCCGAAAACCTACTAAATCGGGAATTATGAAGCGGCAAATCTTAGCTGAAAGTTTTAAACTAATGGTCGAAATTCAAAAGCTCAGGGCCGAGCGCCACCATTTGCTCGCTATGGAGTTCGATTATAAAACCTCTGAATTTCAAAAAGCCTATTCGAGGCTCAAAGTCGTAAACGAGCGATTATATGAGCTAACAGGCCAATTTTGTTACAAACCCAGGCGCTAAATTTCAAAGTGTGGGAGGTCGCGGAATCTTTTCCAATCGCCTCCCCACTTTATTAAGCCGTTAAAATTGGCTTTAATAATGGCGGCAAATTTCGAGAATAATTCGGGCCGCCAATCTAACTCACCCTCAGAATTTTTAAACGCAATATCGAACGCCTGAGCGGGTTTTACGTTATGCTTTCCCCCCTCTTTAATGTATGTTACTATTTTACCGCCCGTTGTTCTCCCTTTGGCGAATAAAATTCGCTGCTCTTCATTACTGCGAAACGTGCACGTTAAAAAGGGTTGGGGCTCGGTTGGGTATAATTCCCGAAATTCATGAGCCGCCAGCGTGTAAGCTCTTTGGAGGCGGTAATCGCAGTCGGTTAGTTTTCGGCTCGCCATTTTCTGATAGTTTCGTCCTTCATTCGAGAGCCCCGAGAGCTCCCCACGTAATAAGCAAAAATCGAGGTTCCAATAGATAGCACCGAGCCGAAAGTCATATCGGCCAAACGCTGATTATCCTCAGGAATAACGACAAAAATTAACGATAAAACGACCCCAATTAAAAGGCTGAGCCCAATAATAACCACGGCGGCAAAAAGCCAGTCACGTTTTCCCGTGGCACTCAGAAAGGCCGCCTCCCTTTCGCGGGCGCTTTTCCTATCGTCAACCTCGGCGCGGTAAAAATCTAAATCGGTTTGCAAATCGAGCCGCGTCATTTCCAATTCAAAGTTTAAACGCAACTTTTCAAACTCGAGCGCCAGCGAGTTATGTTCATCGCTTTTATGTTTTTGCCCGTTGAGATAAGCCCCCACCGTCTCGAGGGCCTGAATTCCCGTAATATCGCCCGCAATTTCGAGAATATCGCCCGCGACGGGTTTTACCTTGTCTTTTATAAATACGCCGAATTTTGAGCCCTTAATACGCTCGCCAATCGGTTTTTTATTTGGGTTTTTCTTGCTCACTTTTTAGGCATGAAAAACGAGAGGATACGGGTAAAAATACTTTTGTAATTAGTCATTACATAAATAAAAACCTTTTCACCCATCAGAGTAGCCATCGGAACGGCCCAGCTCGCCTCGGTAGTATAGCCGTTATTTTCGCAATAAACCGAGGTTAAATAACCCGAAAAAATGGATAAGCCAATAACGGCGATCCATTGCATAACCGTAATCGTTCTTTTCATGTAAATTTCGTAGCTAATTTTTCCCATGACGCCAATTAGAATACCGAAAACCCAGTTATTGAGGTCACTAAGAAAATGGGTTAAATAATTAAAAAAATTCATTTTTTCAGTTTAGTTTTAGATAGTAAAAGTTTTTCGTACTTCTTAAGCGCCTCAAGTTGGGCCGCTTTCTTTTCTCTTAACTTTTTCATGGTATTTGACTAATTCTCCTATCGCCATAAGTACGGCTCGAGGCTGTATTTCCCGACGAAAAAATGTAAGTGTTAGAACCTTTTTGAATTCCTATCGGGCAACGTTGCGGCCAAACGTTATTCGAATACTCAGGAAATAGAGCCGAGTTAGCACACAAATAATCGACCATTAACGAGGTATAATGCTCGGCGTTTTGTTGCCACTTGTTCAACTGATCCTTAAAAACCACGTCGGGCACGGGCTGAGAATCCTCAGAGGTTCGTTGAACCATTGTAGCGTTGTCGATTTTATATGTTAACGCTGGCGCCGCTTCGACCATTGCCCACCACAAAACCACGCGCCGCGCGTAATCGTCAACGAGGGTTAAATAATTTCCCGCCAGGGTATTATTTGCCACGTCGTTTTTAATCTTTTCGTAAAGGTTCGTTCCCAAATAAGGCGCGAGGAATTTATCCTGAGCCAAATAAATTGAGGGATAAAGTAAATTCGGGTCGACAGCCCCGTTAACGTTAGTATATTTTTTAATATATACGTCGCTTATTAAAAGTATTTCAGCCATTTTTTACCTCCTATAATTTTTACCGTTTACGCCATAAATTGGGTTATCAGGGAGAAAGCCGTTAAAATCTTGATCCACGGGCAAAAGAGCGACCCGAATATCGTTCCGCACCGTATAGCCCATTTTTTCGGCTCTTTTAACCGCGATTTGTTGAGCATCATTAGCGAGCGGGTTAATTCCTTTGGCATTTATATAAACCTCTTTTTGCCAAAAGTGGTAACAGTTGCCGCCGCCTTTATAGAGCCAAATCGAGTAATAATCCGAACCGTATGGGCCCCAGCCTCGATTAACGGCTTTTTCCTCCATTGCCTCAATATCCTCTTTTCTGTACAGCTTATCGGCGCTAATCATTTTTTTACAAAATTCGCGCTCAGTTGCCGCGTTTCCTTTATATCGGTAGCGCGTCATAAAAGTAATTCCCGCGTAGTTTGTGGAATCTTGTTCGCTGGGCCTCATTGGCTGAGCGCTTCCCGTGCTCGCTAATTCGTGAGCCTCGATTTTAACGAGTTCCTCGTTTTCTTTATCGTCATTCATGTAATCGACCTCATAACTATCGATTAAAATATAACCCGAGGGCGGTTCGGTTCCGAGGGCTATCAGCTCCTCGGCGATTTCCGAACCCAACGCCTCGAGCTCGCTTGTTTCACGGGCGCAACAAACGGCCTTTTTTTTTTCAACCTCAAGAGCTTGAGTAATCGGAGCCGCTGGCGTCGGCTCAACCTTAACGGGCGGCGTTAACATTAGCGGCGAATTTGGAATTACCGTAATAGTTAGGTTAGGCATTTCGTAGCTCAATATCTCCTCAAGGCCCGAGGCTAGTTTTCTTTGAGCGGGTTCGACCACTTGGTTAGTGAAAATCTCAAGGCCGACCGCCATTTCATCTTTATTCGAACCAAAACCGCCCCCAACGTCACGAATTCCGAAAAGTAAAGGGGTAACCACGCGGTGAGCGACCATTATTAGGGACGTGCTCTCTTTACTTAAAAACTCGTATTGTTTGTCAGCATCCGAAAGGGGAAACGTTGTTATTTCAGGTTTCGGCGTATCGCGCTCGTTGAAAGTCATTATAAACTTTCCCGCGTTTCGGGCGCCTGTTAACTCGCGTTCCCAATCCCTCTTCATGTCCCTTTGTTGCTCAGGGTCGGGCGCGCCTTGAAATAACGAAACTATCATTGAAGGGCTGAGCCCGTTCATAATATTATTCACGTGGTAAACGCTTATTTCCTTTGCCAGCTCAATCGAATTTATTGCCGAGTAATAATCGGGGCGCGGGTAAATATTAGCGCCACAATAGGCGAACTTGTAAAAGATTTGGCGCGGCTCCTCGGCGTTATTCGTTGGATTGTAAACGGGCGAAAATTGAGGCTTGTTCTTTTTTTTGCGAGTATTCGCCCAATCATTGGAATGATAAACCCCAACTATCTCCTCCTCCTCACCTGTTACCGCTATTCGGCACTCCTCGAATGGCAAATGGCGAATTTTAGCAATTGAAAGGCGATCAACCGAATAAATTACCTCGATATAATAGCCCCCGAATTTTTTATAATCATGAGCGCAACCGTAAAAAACATCGTAAGCACTCAAAGCCTCCAAACGGCCGTTATATTGCCCAGCCTCGAGGCGTTTGCCCGCGAACATATCTCCAATCGATACACAAAGGGAACCGTGAACGGCGCCCGTCGCGGCTAATTCTGAGATATATTGCGGAAATAAATTATCGACCCCGTAATTAACCCAGCCCGAACGGTCGATTTTTTCGGCTGAGCTCCTAACCGTATAATCGGCGAGGGAAATTCGTTTAACGTTATGGGTTTCCATTGTAAATAATATCGTCGTTAATGGTTATATTGGGAACATCGTAATAAATTGTCGAGCTCTTTAAATCGAGCCAACCGATTCGGCACAGGCCAACGATTGCCGCGTTAGTTGGGTTCAAATTTACGGCCGAATTTTGCCCGTAAATCTCATATCGATAACGCCCAGGAAGGGTCAAACCGACCGTTGTTACCGTTAATTGGGTTATCCTTTGGTTTTCGTTTACAATAGTGGCAACTTGAGCCAACTCCTCGCCCGCCGTGCTATTCTCCTCATGAATTAAAATAAAGAGGTAATGAGTAAACGCAGTCGCGAAATATTGACGCGATTCGTTCAAACTTAAATAGAGCGTTTGGGCCGCCTGATTTGTATTTAAATAAACCATATTTTTATAAAAAAGGGGCGAGTTTTAACGCCCGCCCCCGTTTTTAATGTATAACCCCTTTTAACGATATTAATAAGCTGGGTCGACCGTAATCGTTGCGAAATTATCGAACGGGTCGGCCGTGTAAGCCTCCAAAAAGTCGGGCTGAGCTGGCTCCTGAGCGTTAACGGTTATTTGGTAACCGTTTAAATCGCCCTTAGCCTTTCCACTCTGATAGCTTCCCGAGGTTAGAAAAGCCCCATCGGTACGGCCCACCATCAAGATCTGATCGTCATACAAGCGAACGAAAACAATCAGTTTCGCTTTACTCATATTTTCGAGTTCTTGTTTTTTAAAGTTGGAAAGTTTTCCCAAAGTTAGCTCGACGGTTTGATCGTAATACAACGTTCCGTTTTCGAGGTTAGCAGTTGGGACAACCGTCAGCGCGCCCGTGTTACGGTTCGGCTGATAGCGGAAAATGGTCGCGGTTGGCAACCCATCTACAAGGCCCGTCGCGGGGTCGGTTGTAACACCGCTTTGAAAATCTTCCCAATTACAAAAGAAAATTTCCTTAACACCCCCAACGCCCTCATTACAATCTAGGAGAAACCCTTGAGTTAATAAACAAGGCATATTTTTAATTTTTTAAAGTTAGGGGGGGCTATTAACCCCCCGTTTAATTTTTTAGAACCAAGTTCCGTAAGCCGCGATTTCGTTCCCGATACCGAATTGGCACCCAGCGAAAAACTTAGCTGAGAAACGAACGTTATCCTCGGCAAATTGGCCCATGTCCACAACTTGAACCGAGTTCCAATCTGAAAGGACGTTAGTACCGAACCATAGGTTGGATTTCTGAGCCATAACGATAGTATCGTCGGGCATTCCTGGGCATATTGCCAACTGATAACCTAAATAAGATTTAGGCATCTCAGGGCCGCCGTATGTGTACCAACCGTTGCCCGCCGCCGCGCTTGCTTGCATGAATGCCTCCCAAACGTTTTGAGCGATGTAAATAACAGGCTTTTCCATTGAGCGCTTAACCGCCGTTGGAAGGGTTGCAACCGTCGCCGCAATTTTAGAAATTACGTTTGTGCTATCGATAGCCACGGGAGTCGATACGAAAAGAACGCCCGAACCACCCGTATTCATCAAAGTAAGCAATCCGTTATACTCGCCAGTTGTGGCGTTTGCACCCGTCCACAAAATCTCCTCGTTTTTCGCCGCGATACCCTCGAGCATATTAGCGATAAGAGTTTCGGCCAAAGCTGGCTCAACCTCACCGCGTTGAAAATCGCCCGCCGCCCAGTCATTCAAGAAATTATTTTTACAAATGTTTCTCTGAACTTGGAACTTCTCGAGCGTTAGTGTACGTTCGGTAATTGTGATTTCGCCGAGCGCTGAAAAATCGCACGTCGGAGCCTCGAAAGTGATATCGTCAACGAGTTTCTTTACAACCGCGCGGTAATCGATATTCTCTTTTACGGTTACGTGTTGCAAAGATTCGTTCGCAAGAAACGCCGCCTTAATGTACTCACCCGCGTATTTACCCGCGTAGGTGGTCGTTAAATTCATTGTAGTTGCCATTGGCTTAAATTATTTTTTTAAATTTTCTATATTCTTTTTGATACGTTCGCCGAGCGTCATTTGGTTAAAAGGCTTTTCGCTTTTTTCAGTTCCCAAAACGACGCGGGTTGTAGTTTTCTCTTTTACTGAGGCGATAGCGGGTTGCTTTTTTACCGCGGCCAATTCAGCCTTAACAGCGCTCAGGTTTTCGCCAGCCTTTGCGGCCTCACCCTTAACGCGAGAAAGCTCAGTTTCCAACGCGGTTTTTTCACCCTCAAGGGTTGAAACGCGCTCGCTCAGTTTATTAATTGCGCTTAGCAAATCGTCGGAACTCATTTCCTCCTCGAGCTCAGGAATACCCATTTCGGCGATTTGTGAAGCCTCGTTAACGTCGATAAATTCGCCGCTCTCGAGTTCGTAACGGCCCGCGGCCGCTGGGACTTTGTTACCCTCTTCGTCCTTAGTATAAACGTCGGAACCAATCGCGAAACTTTCGGCGCTTGTATAGATGGGCGTCCCATCTTGTAACCTGCCCTCGAGCTCTAACTGAACCTCTTCTAATTTTATACCGTGAACGCTAGGATCAATCCCAAACTTTGAAAAAATACCTTTCAAAGATTCTTTTAAATTGGTTTTAGACATTGCGTTTTAAATTTGCCTATTTAACGGAAAGGCCCCTTTTTTTCCCTATTTTCGCCCCGTTATCGAGCTCGCTCGTTGTGTGATATAGTTTATTTGTTGAATGAAAAAGGGCCCCTCGTTTGGAGCCCTTTTTACACTTCACCCTTAAACACTAGTAAAAACACACTATTTACCAAACCCAGCAAACAGGCTCTCAATTTCCGCTATTGCCAAAGCCTCAGGGCTCAGGGCGCCCATTGTCAACCCGACGTGATCAAAGTAACCCTCAATAGAAAACCCTTTTACTTTTCCCTCTTTTACGCTCGCCCATATTTCGGGGTTATCTACTTTCGAACCAATTAACCACGTACCCACAGGGACGTCGATTCCCAAATGAACGCTTTTATCATTCTCGCCCTCTTTATACCAACTCTCTACAACCGTAACCCCCTCAATGGGTTTCACGTGCTCAAACGTGTGAGCGTGTTGAAAGCCGTTTTTCATGAATGAGTGAGCACAGTTATAAATTGTCTCTTTATCGAAAACGATATAATACTCCTCGCCCGTTTCCCTGTCTACTCTTAAAATTGGTTTATCGGGAATCAAAGCGGGGCCGTATAACATACGCCTCTCGTTATCCAACGCCTCGAGTTTAACGGCTTGTTTTAATGCAACCCAGTTGCTCTCAATGGCGGGAAATTCAACTAGCGAAATCGCCTCAACCCCGAGATTACCGTCGGGCCCCACTACGCACTTAACTATTTTTTTCTTATCCATTTTTTTTATATTTGTAACGAATTTCACAAATTCGATTCAGGTTTGGCATAACCCCCCGAAACGTTGGGGGGTTTTCCATTTATAAACGGCTCAAATCCTGAACCCTTTCGCGAGCCTCCAAAGCGGTCGCCACGTCCGAGGCTAAAACATATGTTTGCCGCGGGGTTGTATTAATTTGCTGAGCCGCGTTCGCCAGCGGGTTAAATTGAGGGACGGTTTGAGTATTGCCCGCCGAGGGCCCGCCTCCCGAACTACCTAAATTCGTATTATTACTCGAGGTGCTGGGCGGCGTTGAGCTTTCATATTTCTGAGCCTTAATTTTCGCCACGTTAGCAAGTCCCGCCGCAACCGCCGCACCCGCCGCAATAAAGGCGCGCGCAATACTACTCGGGTCGCCAGGTGTAACCTGAGAGGCATAAGCCGCCGTCGCGCTTGTATAAGTATTAACCGCGGTTTGAGCGATTTGTAATTTTTTGTTTCGTTCGAACGCCCGTTTTTTTCCCGCCTCGTCTTGACGCGAAAAGCCTTCATTTAAAGAAAGTAGCGTCGAAATTCCCGCTTGAGCCGTTTGGCTTATCGACTGGCTCGTTTTCATAAACGAATCGATTCGGTCTTGTTGCCTCTTTTCATCGTCGGCTTTTTCGGCGTCGCGGTATTCCTGATTAATTACCCTTAATTTCTCTTCTTGTTCACGAACTAACTCAGCCTCGAGCGTGGCGTTATCAGCGGCGAGTAAAAATTTAGCATCGTACTCCGCGACTAAATCGTCAATCGCTTTTTGTTTCTTTTGCTCATTGGCCGAAAGTTTGTTTAACTCGATTTGTTGCTCGAGGTTAAATAATTCGTTTTCTTTTTGAATTCGCGCCTCGTTTTCCTTTACGGCCTCGGCTTTTATCCTCTCAAGGTTGGCCGCGTCCGCGGTTTCCTGTGCGGCGATTTCCTGAGCGGTGTATTTATCGCGCACCGCTTGACGTGCTAAAAATTCGGCCTCCTCGAGTTGAGCCAAAAGCTCGGTATTTTTGCCCGCTTTTTCCTGTAAAGCGTTATATTTCAACTCGAGCTGGCGTAATTCGCGATCCTCTTCACTTAAACCCGCCTGAAAACGGGCTTCCTGTGCCTCTAAAATAGCGGCGGTGACCTCGGTTTCGTTTTGTTTTATTTGCTCGCGTCGACGCTCAGCCGCGGCCCTTGCTTTTTCGGCCGCCTTTTCAGCATCGGCCGCCGCTTTGTTGGCCGCCTCCTCACGGGTTTTCGATACTTCCGAACCTTCCCGCTCCGCCTCTTTTATTAAAATCTCGGTATTTGCCTCAGTTGCTTTTTGGCGGGCATCGAGTTGCTCTTTTGTGAGTTGAACGCCTTTCTTTTCGAGGGCGTTTACATCGTTTATTAACTTATCATTTTCGGCGATTGCCTTGTCGCGAAATTCTTTATTAACCGCCTCGACATCCTGACCCGTTTTTTGAGCATTTGCCACGGCCAAACGGCGAGCGTTTTCGAGTTTTTTCTGATTACCCTCGAGACTACCGATAGCCGAATCAACCGCGTCAGCCGCCGCCACCGCCGTTAATCCAATCGCGTCGGTAAAACCTGTTATCGTATCTTTTACCGCGCCAATTACGGAACCGATAACCTCGAAAGCCGTTCCAACGCCAGGGATAACGTTCGCCAGCTTATCGAAATTGGTTACTATTAAGGCGATAACCGAACCAATTAAAAAAATCGGGTTGGTTAAAAGAGCTTTACCAAGATTTAAAACCGATTTAGTAAAAGCCCCCGAGCCCTCAGTAGCGCCTGAAAAGTTGAGGCCTTTAACGTTTTTCGCTAGCCCGTTAATACTCTCAGCCGCGCCGCCAAAATCTAACGAACCGAGGCGGCTTTGCAAATTACGGAGGTTGTTTCCCGCACTCTCAAAGGCTGGGCCCGCGTTAGCCCCAATCTCCTCATTAAAATCTTTTTGCGCGTCTTTAAGTTGCTCGAGCCTCGTTTTTAAGGCCTGATATTCGGCCGAGGTTTTCGGAAGCTGAGTAGTTTGAAGCTCATTCGTGAGCTCTTTTATTTGCTGGCGAAAGTTCTTAACGGGTTCGGTTGGCACGTTAGAACCGAGCTCGTTCAATTTCGCTTTTAATTCGTCGACGGACTGACTAACTACTTTCGAGGAGCCCCCTAGCTCGCGGTATTGCAAAGCTAATTCAGTCCATTCCTTAGAACTTGGATCGAGTGAGCTCAGTTGCTTTTTTAAATTACCGACTTGTTGGGCCCAACTTTGCGAGGCTTGGCCCGCCGTATTAATCGCGCCAGCTAAATTATTGACGCTTTGAACGGCGCCCGAATCGTCGACCGTTAAAACTACTTGAGCTTTTAAACTTTCCTCAGCCATTGAACCAATTAATTAAAAGGTAAATAATGAAGCCCCACCAAAGGCCAAAGCTCCCCCACTTAAATAAACGGAAAGCCCAAAGCCTTTTACCTTTTAAAAGTTTGGAAGGCTGAGCGGTTTTAACGCCCAATCGTAACAGGCTCAAAACGGGTGAAATCGGGTTAACGTTTATCATTTTCGGAATTGTATGTAATTAAGTGAGCACGCCGCCTGAATAGAGGTATAAGGGAAACCGCCGCCGCCGCTTACTAAGTTGAAACGGTGTAACCCCAAAGCGGGATTAATATTTATGGCAAAAGTTAACGAGGCAAAAGTATTTATTGAGTTTAAAACAGTAATCGCGCTGGCGCTTGCAACCCCCGCGAGCTTATCAATAAAAACATTGAAAACGGCCGTGTAATGCTCGTCGGTATTAACGTTATAAACGTTCAAATTTCCTATAATATTCCAAGCCGTGTCGTCGGGAATATCAACCCACTTGTTAGGTATCCCGTCGACATACATAAAAAGCCTATCGCCGACAACCGTTAGTGCATCCTTTCCGCTTATCATTACCACGCCCCATTGATTTGCGCCTTTTACGTTGGTTCGATCGTCGAGAACAAAGCCGCCCCCGAAATGAAGCCCCGCGTCATTTGCGACAACTGATTTGCCGAGCATTACCGCGCCGCGTTGGTTTGCATCGGCGAGCGTTAAATCGTCGCCAACTGCGAGCGTGTTAGGGTTGCCCTCAGGAACGCTTATTTTATTTCCTGAAATGACTACATTCATATTGCTACCGTCGTTCGTTATATTGGTTCCCTGAACGGTTGAGCGCGTTTGATTAACAATACGGTCGGGCGCGGCGTTGAAACTTGTCGAGCTTGTAATTGGGCCGACTAAAACATCGGGCCAAACATTACCGCGGCAAACCTCGTTAACTGGATCCCACTCATAACCATAACGAACACAGCAAACCGCCGAGGCTGGCGCGGGGTCGCCGTTTTCATTTTCGAAACCGATAATACCGTCGGCGTCTACCGTGGTCGGCAATACATCGCAATCGAGCAAAGGTGTAACAACTTTCAATAATTTAACTTTCGTCGTTTCCCGCGTTCCGTATTTATAATCAGAAATTTCGAGAATTCGCCAGTACGCGTCCTTTATAAATATGAGCGCGCTAAAATCAACGGGCGTTATATCGCTTATTTCGAGCATAAAAAACGCCTCCATTATTCGAGCATCGGGCGAATAAATTTCGTTAAGGTAATCGCGCCAATAAAGATTAAACAGGGTAAAATAAGGGTTTGCGGTTATATTGTGCAAAGGAACCTCAGGCGCCCAGTTCAAATCAAAGTCCGCTATTGTTGGGCTCTCAACTGAATAATGGGAAAGTGTGAAAGCGTTAAAACTAATTGTATTGGCGCCGTCAACTAGTTCGGGAATGTTAATAGTATGAGATTGATATAAGCAACGCGGCCCAGGTGTAACAAATGAACCGTTCGCGTCGAGAAATTTCGGAATATGAGTAGAAGCCATGTTGAGCGCTGGCGTCGACTGAGTTACTAATTTAATATCCTGTTTTCCTGTTACGAATTCGCTCGCCTCAATACTCGGATTAACCGTGTAACCGTTAATCTTTAAATCCCCATAGGTTCGCCCCGCCTGTTGAAATAATTTAGAAGCCGCGTCCGCTCCCGTTGAATAAGAAAAATATAAATCGGCTTTTTGTTGCTCAATAGTGGAATAAATAGTTACGTCTTTATTTAAATCTAGTTTATCAGTCCAGTCGTAACTCGGGCCGCTTCCAATATATTCGGAAATCGTTCGAAAAATTAAACGCTTTTCAATAGTTGGATGTTCGATAACTGCGAGGTTGAGCATTTTAACGACGTCCGTTATAAAATCGATTTGTTTCATATCGGGCGCGTTGGCCGAGAAATTCAACTGAAAGCCGTCGAATGGGGTAACAACCTGATTTAACTTCCAACCCGTACCCCCGAAAACCGCGCTACCTTGTTCGATGCGAACGTTATTCGCAATTACACCCGCGGGTTGAACGTATCGAAAGCGGAGTTTTATTTGATTATTAAAACTACCGATAACGCCCGTAATGTTTCCCGAGATATATTGAACTAAATCAGCCCCCGCGTTTGGGTTAATCGGTATCTCTGAAACCAACGTATTAACGCCAGTCGTTATATTGTCTACGTAAATTTGAAGCGTGCCGATAGCCAAAGAGTTAACAGCCGCGTTTCCTATATTGGTATAAGTAACCCAAAAGCTAAAAGAAAATTCGCCGTTAAAAGGGAGAGAATAAAACGAACCCGCCGTATTATATCGGCTTCCTGGGTCGGAGCTTTCAGTAGTGGGGGCGAGATAACTAAAAGAGTTTGGCCCTAGCGTTAAATCCGAATTTAACCAAGCGGAAAAATAATAAAGAGCCGTTAAATTCTGAGTGTAAATAATATTTCGAGAATTCAAATAAGGCATCCACCAAGCCGAAATCGTATCCATTACATCATCGGCCTCATAAGTCCAACCCGCCTCAGTTATTATTTTATTAAAAAGATAATCCCAACGCATGCACGGCGTAAAATCGCCCGCGTGAACTGGGTCGTTTAATGAGCGGCCTCCCGTATTATCCCAATTTTGACCGCGATCACAAAAAGCAAATAAATAACTGCTAGTTATATTGTCCAAATTCGCCGCGGTGAGAAATGGATTTAATGAACTTAAATCTAAATCGGCGAGTTTCTTTTGGTTAACGTCCCGCGCAAAATCGGAGGTATTACCATAAAACGTTATTTCGTAATCCGTTATTAAATCGCGCTGGGTAATTACCTTATTGAGTTTAACATAACCGTTCACAATGGGTATCGAATCAACCCTAATCCTAGCGGGCAAACGATAATAAAAAAAGTTGTCTATTTTCGAAAAATTCGGGTTGCCTATCGCTTCAAATATCGCTTTATTATTGGCTGTATTCGGGACGCGAAATTGTCGAGTAAAGGGGCTTTGAATAGCGAACGAACCCAAATCAGAAAACGCCCAATTTTGCGAAATCGATTCGTTTTCATATAAATCTAAAAAGAACTCTTTTAAACCCGATTCGAGAAAATAACCGCCCGCCGCCGCTGAGTAATCGTTGGCCCAAGTTCCCGAAAAATTCAAGCGTGTAAATCCTGGCGTCGGCGAATCCGCGACGATACTATTTAACGTTTTCGTGACGCTATTACCCGCACCGTTATAAATAGTTATCGAGGTTCCCACAAGGGCCGAAAGCCCCGAACTCGTGGTTACTATCATTCGCGCCAGCGCGCCGATAGCCATAAACGTCGGGTCATTACTTTGGCTCGTAATAGGTACGGAGCCGAAATTTATTACTACTAATTGGGTTTCGTTCATAGTATTAACTCCAATATTCCTGAGAATATCCGATTTTTAAAGTTAGGTTATAAAGGCGCCCCGTCCGCTCTTTGCGGGAAACGTAGTTATTTTCTTGAATGTTAACGGGCGTTTGAGTTCCGTCGGCGTTTACGATTTGAACTTGGTTCGAAATAAGAAGGTTTTTCAAAAACTCGAACTCGCCCTCCTGTAACCAATCAGAGGTCACCGTTATAATCTTGTTAACTATATTCTGACGGTCAGTTTGCTGGCGCGAGCTCGTTAAATACTGATTCGGGAGAACTTGTTTCCATTGGCGGCGCTCCATATTATAACTATTCTCTGAGCGTTTTATAAAGTTGAAATAATCCCAACCGCCACGCGATCCAACCCAAGCCAATCGCACTACATCAAAGCGGCAATCTTCTAACCCGAATTTAACGGCGTTAAAAAATAAATAAGGGTATGAGCACGGCACGTCCGCCGCCGTTAAAATATCGAGCACGTAATAACTCCAATTCGGGTATAATAGAGGCTTGGGCAAACCGACGGTATTATCGTTTAAGTTTTCGGGGTAAATAGGTATTCCCTCAATTTCATTCCCTCCTAAATTTATAATCGTAGTAATTGGAACGGGGTTAAGAGCATCGTAAAACCTTACGCGATATTTAGCCGCCACGTTTGCGGGGAGGTCGTTAGTTCCCGAAAGGTAAATTAAACCCCAATCAGTATTCCACGCGGGGATTTTTAGAGCTATACCAAACGAGGGGGCTATACTTGCTCTCAAGGGCCAACTATAAGTAGTTGAAATTCGGTCGCTCCATAAATACGAAAACGCATTATTAAGGGCAAATTTAACAAGGGAGCTTCCCGTATTAGCGTTGGGCTTATAACCGTTTGAGGGCTGATAATAGGCGTTAAAAACTTTACAAGCATCAACAGCCGAAACACCCGCGTTTTGAGTTAGTACGCCCGTAACTAACCACCACTCAGTAAAAACAAACGAATACTCCTCCCAGCCTGAGCCTATGGGTTCCGTATACGTGCCCGAGGTTGTACCCGAATGAATGTTATTAACCGCCTCACTATTCCGTAAATTAACTAGGGAAGCCAAATCAAAATATAATTTCGAATCGCCGAGAGCTGGCGAATAATAAAAGAAATAATTTTTTCCCGTCGAGGTTTCCGAAATGCTCACCCCGTATTTAAAACCACTTTGCCCCGCGTTCGTACTGCTTACAATAAAAAGTAACTTTTGCCCGCGAGGGGTCAAAGCATACGGAGAATCCTCAATAGTTAGCGCCATTTTTATTTAATGTATTTATCAGCTTTTAACCTTAGTTGTTGAAATACCTCTTTTCGATACATAGTGCGAAAATCTTGGCCGCTTTTTCTAAATTCATCCTGAAAAGCGTCCCTCATATAAAAAATTCCAACTATGCCACGGCGCCCGATGCTTTTCGCCATTCGTGCCGCCTCCCAAAGTTTCGTTTTCTCATTATCAGAGTTAAATAAACTTTTGCGTTTCATCCATTCATAAATCGGCGAAACGGGCGGCCAAGTTTTCGGGTTGTTATCGGGGCGGCGTCCCTTCTCAATTACGTCGGCGTAATTGCGCGTCGCCACGTCATTAAACGGAACCCCGAACCATTGGAGAATATTTGGCCCGCGTTTAAAATATCCCCACGTTAATTTACTGCTGAGGTTTCCCGTATCGATACGATTAACCGAGCGCCCTCGAATATTTCGTTTTTTCCTTAAATTAGCCTGAGCCCGTTTAATTACTCGGGCCCCGAATTCATCGAGAATAGGTTTATAATTTTCTAGCTTTGCCATTATATCTCAGTTAGAAAAATAGTGTATGCGGTTGAGGCGTTAGCGATTAAAAGCTCGGCGAACCGCTCGGCCTTTACTGGGTCAATGAGCGCCTCACTCACTCGGTTTCGGTTAGCCTGAGCCGCATCGTCAACCGTGGGCCATGTCAATGAGCCATCAGGGTTTTCTGTTGGCTCGATATAATCCGAACCCATTTTAAAAACGATTACTTGACCGTTGTTATTCACTATAAAATTATTTGCGTCAATTGTGTAACTCATATCGTTAATAATACTTGGTTATTTAATATCGCCGCGCTCGTTCCGCTCGCGTTATTGACGAACTTCATTCCCATTTGATCGCCGACCGCAACACTAACCGAGTTCACTAAATTAGTAAATACGCCAGCCGCTGAGCCCGCCGCAATGGTTAGCGTTAACGCTTGGTCAATGCTATTTTTTCGCACCGTGCAAACGAGCGAACCCGTCGCGGGTTGGGCTGTGCTAATCATTACATACAAACGAGTTAACGTGCCGTTCGTTATCATTGGCGTCCTTCGCACCGCGTCCGAGGCGTTATGGTTAGCCGAACCGCCAAACAGAGAACCGAATCGAGTAGCGCCAGCGGCCAACGTATCGCCATTGGCAAACTGATATAAAACCGAGGTTGAACTCGAGGTAATGCCTAGGTCGCTCACCATTTCGGCGGCCGTTCTCGCGGTGACTGTGTTATCGGCGTTAACCCTCAAGAAAGTCACGGCGCTCGGGTTGGCTAACGTGGCGAGGTTAGTTCCAACCGTGGTTAATCCAATCGCGTTTTGTTTTCCGTTGAACGTACTCCAATCAGCCGAACTCAACGCGCCCCGATTTGAAGCCGAGGCCGTTGGTAGGTTGAACGTGTGAACGCTTCCCGCTGAGCTAATCCCGAAATCGGTTCCCGCCGTACCCGTGGCGAAAGTTTGCGTCGAATCGGTTAGCCCGTTCAAAGAACTGAGCCCAATAGCATAGGTTGAATGCACCTCGCCTATTCGCCCGTCCTCAGTGTAAAGAGTAACTGTTTTTCCGTTTGTGTTTTGAATATCGAACTCAATAGCGACACGATCACTCGCGGCGGTTACGGTATTCGGAACCGAGAGGGCGAACGTGTAAAGGTCGATTACACTCCCGTTCGTTATTTGCTCAAGTGGTGAGGTTGCGATAGTTGTAAACGTCGTTCCGTTATAAACTTTCAGCACGGCGATAATTTCGGCGTTATTAGAACCCCCGCCCGTTTCGCTCAAGTATACATCGCACGTCCAAACGCCTGAGGGGATAATTAAATGGTTAGGCGAACCAACGTCCGTTATAAAGCTCGCAATTACGCCCGTGGTTGCCCGTGTAAAGTTAGCCGCGGGGCCTGTATTCGCCGCCGTGCCCAGCTCATAAAATGGCGAGCCTCCAATCGTACCTTGAGAGATATTCCCGTTAAAATAGAATATTTGACCGCCACCGCCTCCCGTGCTCGGAAAGTTGGCGAGCGTGCCGTCGCCCCTTATATACTGCGAGGTTGTACCCGCACCCGTGACCGCCAAAGTTCCCGCCGTGGTAACAGGTGACCCCGAAACGTTGAAAGCCGTTGGCATCGTTAAACCTACCGAGGTGACCGAACCCCCCGAGCTGGGCGTAACGGCCTCCCAATCGCCCGAGGTTGAGTTAAACGCTAAAACTTGACCGTTGGTAGGGGCTGGCGTGTTAACGTCGTTTAAATCGTTTAAATCAGCGGGAATAAACGGAAGGTTAATCAGGTCGTTATAATCGCCTGAGGTTGCAACCGCCGCGAGAGTTGGTTTATTCAATATCTCAGCGACCCCGCTAACCGCGTTCCAATCCGAATTAACTTGAGCGGCGGGAATAGTTGGAAGGTTGTTTAAATCATTATAATCATTCGAATAAGCAACCGCCCCGAGTTGGCCGTTATCGAATTGGTTAGTCAGCGCGTTAAATATTAGCGTGTCATTTTGAACGGGCCCGATAATATTAACGTCGCTTAAATCCCTGAGCTCGCTTGGAATAGTTGGGAAAGGTTGAAGGGCGCCCGTGCCGTCGATGTAATCGCCCGAGGTTCCCGCGCCAGTTATTGCCAACGTGCCCGCGCTCGTTATCGGCGAACCTGAAACCGCAAAAGCGGAGGGAACCGTTAACGCCACGCTCGTAACCGTACCCCCACCACCACCGCCGCCGCCCGTGGAATTTATTGTTACGGTTCCGTTTCCATTATCGATAATGGTTACGTTGGTTCCCTGTTGGAGGTTGAGCAAACTTTGAAGGCCGTTGTTAACGCCGTTCGTTTGCAACGTGAGGCCGACGGGCGTACCCGTACCGCCTGAGCCTGAGCCTCCGATAGTAAAGTCGGCGGGAATATCGCACGCGCTCCAATCCCAAGGAACCGAGAGCGTCATTTGAAGATTAACCCCGACTAGCGTATGAGAAAACTCGTTTATAAAAACCTCGATATTGGCGCCCCCATCCAGCTCAACCGTTGGCCCGAAAACGGTTAGCCCGTTTTGAACCTCGGCTAATAAATCCTCAGCCAGTTTAATGCAATCGGAAATACATTCCCTTTGATATTCGGCGGGCGTTTCCTTATCGCGTGGCAAATCGGCGAAAATGATAACGAACGAATAAAGGCGGCTCCCCGCTCGAGGCTCAACCTCAACGGGTAGAACGTGCATCCACGGGAACTCAACGCCCTTATCAATATCGATGTTACTTAAATCGCCGTGCGAAAAGCCCTTTATGAGAAAGTGAGCCGCGGCAAATGCTTTGAACCTCTCGATTAATACGTTATAACTAATTTGGGTTATCATTTTCGATAGCTTTGTTTTATTACTCGGGCTTGTTCGGCCTGAAAATCTCGCATATAACTGAGATGGGTAAAAATCGCCGTGGCTTCCATATCTAAAACGTTTTCATGCTTGGTTATATCAGTACCCGCCACGCTCTCGAGTACATGATACCAACCCCAACGCGCTAAGCCTGTGGGGGTATAATCTCCTTCATCTCCCTCGTCAACATCGCGTCCAAAGATTCCAACGAATTGTTCACTAATTCGGCGGCGATACTCGAAAAAAAAAGCAAGCCACCTTGTACTCGATCCATAGTTAACCCGTTAATCGCTTTCATATAATTTTTAACCTTACTCGAATCGTATTTAACGAGGTTGTAATAATCCCCCACTTGCTCGGTAATTGGCCTGTAAAGTATCGCCATAAGCTGAGGGAGGTTCTTATAATCGGTTTGGCCGTTAGTTAGCCAAATGGATTTCGAGAGTTGGTCTAAATCGACGTGCTCGCGGAACGTCATGTTATTAATATCGGGAATGAAGCCCAGTTTAACCCCCTGAATGGTTACGGTCGGCGAGTGCGTATCTTTGCCCGTAATGCAAGCCGTCTCGAATAAATCGACAACGGTTTGAACCGTTTCGGCCTTGAGCCCCTCGCAATATTCGCGGGACTTGTTTACGGCTATCATTACCTTTTCAACATCGTCGCTCGAGGCGTGGTAATCGACGAACCTCTTTAAAGTTATTTGCTCAGCGGAAACGGGAATGTAAAGTTTCATAAATTCGAACTGATTGTTATTATTGGCTGATTGTCGGCGCCCGTTAATTCCTGGCGTTCTACGTAACCGCGTTTTTTCCCTTTGGTTTTTAGCCTGAAAATGATGGCGGCTATTTCTCCATTTTCGACCGCCTCCATTAATTTAACCTCGGCGCGATCGGTTGCCTTTTCATCCTCAATTTGTAACTCAGCGGTTAGTTCGAACTGCTTAATGTATTTATCGGCCGTATGCCAATCGCAACCCAGGCGGCGAGCTATCTCGGATATATAACCGCCCGAGTTCTCGATAGCCTTTTTAATTTCGGACTTTTGGAAATTGTAAGCCATTGTTACTTATTGTTTTTCATTTGTTTAATCGCGTCAATAATACCCCAAAATCCCGCAACTATACAACCGATAGCCAGCACGTAATAAAGAATTTCTGTTTTATCCATTTTCAAAAGTTTAAAAAGTCGTTTTTCCTTATTTTATTGGTATTTCACCGACGGCGAAATCGCATTTTTAGTTTTCAATTTCGAGTTTTTCGGCTTGGTATTGGCACACCGCGAACCGCTGAGCGGCGTCGGGATATTCCTTAATCATTACGGTTGATGCCATGCAACGCCCGATAAATTCGTGGCGTTCCTCTTTGGGTTCTCTTATTGGTAGGGGCATTTTATTAAGTCTTTTATCTATTAACGGAATAACCGCCCATTTTTGCCCCGAAATGACGTTAAAACGCCTTATTCGAGGTTCGATGCCTCTCGTTTGATCCAATTAACGAGCTCGGCGCCCTTGCAAGTTTGACACTTCATACGGTGCCCCGTTATTTTATATACCCACTCATTCAGGGCCTTAACGGTTTCAATGTTGATACGGCCGCCCTCGGGTAATGATGAAACGAACTCTCGTAGTAATTCGCTTTCCTCTTCGTTCAAACGATAGCGGCCCCATTTGTTAATCGGGCAACGATACACGGCGAACCTAACTTTATTAGGCATTACACAACCGCAAAGCCTCGTTTTTCGGCGGTAATGGGTTATTTTATTATTTTCCTCAGCCTCGGCGAGCTCCTCGGGGGTTAGTTTTCGCCCGAAAATGAGGGTTCCGCAACTTTGCGTTGACGAAACGTAGTGTTTACAGCTCTGACAGGTCGCGAGGCGCTGGGCTCGAATGGTTTGGGGTACGGTGAACATTTTTTTTAATTCGTGTTAAGGCGTTTTCAACTAATTTATAAAGGGTTTTTATCGGGATGCCTGTTTTAGCGCTGGCGTCCTTATAACTAAAATCGGGAAGGGCGTAAAGCCTCAAAATGACGGCGTCCATTTGGGGCATGAGAGCTATATAGGCGTCTAAATATTCATTGTCAAGGCGGGAACCAAGCCACGGGGCCAACGGCTCCTCTAAATGTCGGGCGCTATGTTCGTCCCATAACCTCGAAAACTTGGTAAATTTTACATGATAGCGGCTCGAGCGGTCGATAGCCATTAAAAACAGCGATCGATTTACGTAATATTCGAGCGTTCCTTGAATAGCCAGGGCCTCGGCCTTTTCGCGTTGGTTTTCGAGTATCTTTAAAAGGGTTTCTGAAAGCAAATCGTCGCCCTTTACGGAATCGCACATAAGCCCTCGAGCGTGTGAGCGCCATTTAGGTAATAAACGAGCCGTTTCAGTTTCCAAAGTTTTCACCCCGTTTTGAATGTAGCAAAAATTCAACTATATTTGCCGCACTAAATGTAACCACGGGGGCGGCGCCCTCACAAATAAAGTTTTAACCAATGGAAATAAACGTAATAACGGGGTTAGTCTTAACCCATCTTAGCGCGGCCGTTTTAGGCTTTGCCTTGGGCCACTATCGCGGCTGGCTATCAGAGTTCAAACGAAATGAAAAGGAGGGCGAAAATGAATAACGAAAACGAAAAACTCGCTCAGGCTTTTAGACTTGGGTGGGAAACCGCTACAAAATGCCTCCAGGATGTTTATAAAAAGGGCGTGGATCCTTTAGCCGAAATAATGGTTTTAGAATTACTAGAGAAAAATAAAAAAAAGCCTAAAAAATACAAAGGAGGTGAGCAATGAGTAAAGAAACAGCGGTGCAATGGCTAATTGATAAACTTATGGATGATGGCGTTGGTATTCATAAAACGATTCGTGAACATGCATTAAACCTTGAAGAAAGACAAAAAAACGCTGAATGGCAAGAGGGCAGCACATGGGCATATAATAATATTAAGTGGTGTTTTCAAAATGGCTTTAAAGGAATTTCGAAAGAACAAATGGACGAATGGTATAAGCAATACATTTTAAGCAAAGAAGGAGGTGAGCAATGAACGTCGAAATGTGGCAAAATATCGGGCTGGGTTTCGTAATCTTTTACGGGTTCTTTTCGCTAGTGGCCTTCATATTAGTAATGAACTTTTTTTATAATCTACTCAAAAAACCAAAGCAATGAACCAACCTCAAAGCCCAGTTAACGAGTTTCTCGATAAGATACGGAAAAAACTAAATTCTAACCCCCTGAGCCTTTCGGCAATGGCATACCGCGAGATTCTCAGCGAAGGCCCCGAAATGGCGGCAAATGAGGCCGAACTAATTCGCCAAGCCTTTCTCGAGGGATACAAGCAAGCGTTTAACGATATAAAAGAGCACAATGAAACGAAAGGAAATGAGCCAACTATCGACGCCCGAACTCAGGGCGCTCAGGATAGAATGGCTATCAATACAACCCCAAAACAAAAGAGAGGCCGACCGCGTATCGATGAAACTGAGAAGGCTAAAAAAGGAAATGGAATTTCGAAAAATCCTAGTATATGACGCCCGAAAAGCTCACTAACATCGTAAACGAAACGTTTGGAACCCGTGGCGAGTTTGCCGTTAAAATGAAGGTTTCGAGGTGGACGGCCTACCGTTGGTTAGATAACCCCGAAAAAATGAGTTTAAAGGCCCTTAAAAAGCTCTCAAAGCTATCGGGCAAACCCTTAACCGAACTTGTTTAATGGTTGAATTTTTACCCAAGCAAATCGAATGCTTAAACGCCCTCGGGCTCGATAGTTCGGCCGAGGTTGTTTTATTCGGGGGCGCCGCTGGCGGGGCGAAATCGTTCACGGGTTGCGCGTGGCAAATTCAACGCCGTTTAAAATACCCAGGAACGCGCGGGCTAATCGGCCGCTCGAAACTCGACACGCTGAAAAAAACCACGTTAAAAACGTTTTTCGAGGTTGCGGGCCTTTTCGGGTTGGTCGCCAATAAACATTATCAGTTTAACGCTCAATCGAACGTTATAACCTTTTACAATGGTTCCGAAATCATTCTAAAAGATTTGTTTTCGTACCCCTCAGACCCGTCGTTCGATTCGTTAGGGTCGCTCGAAATTACCGATAGTTTTTTAGATGAGTGCTCTCAGATAAGCAAAAAGGCGGTCGATATAGTTCGGAGCCGTATAAGATACAAGCTTACTCAGTACAATTTAACCCCGAAAACGTTGCTCACTTGCAACCCCTCGAAAGGTTGGTTATACAATGAGATTTACGCCCCGTGGCGAGCTCAAAACCTCCCCTCGTTTATTCAGTTCATACCGTCGCGGGTTGCAGATAATCCCCATTTACCGCCCTCCTATGCTGAAACGCTGGCGCGGTTGCCTGAGGTTGATCGTAAAAGGCTATTGGAGGGCGATTGGGATTATGATGAAACCGCCGACGCCCTTTTCCTTACCGACGATGTTTTAAGAGCTTTTAGAGAGCCCCAAAATGAAGGGGAACTATTTATTACGGCCGACGTTGCCCGCTTGGGTAAAGATAGAACCGTTATCGCCCTTTGGCGCGGGCTTTCCCTCATTCATATAACCGAGCTCAGAAAAAAACGAATCGACGAAACGGCGGCAATTATAAGAGAATTAGCAAATTTTCATAAAGTCAAGTTATCCAATACAATCGCCGACGCCGACGGGCTCGGGGCGGGGCTCGTTGACGTGCTCAAGTGCCGAGAATTCAGGAACGGGGCGCGGGCCACTAAGCCCGAGAGGTTCGTTAACCTTAAAGCCGAATGCTTTTTTAAGCTGGCGGAATACATCGAACTCAATCGCGTTATTTTCCCTCAGGGGCACCGCGATACGATAGTAAAAGAGCTCGATTTAATACGCCGAAAGAACCCCGACGGGGACGGCAAACTAGCGGTAACAGGAAAAGAGGAGATACAACGAACCCACGGTATGAGCCCCGATTACGCCGACGCTATCGCGATGAGAATGTTTTTCGAGCTTTTTCCCAATTATGGGCGCTATTCATACGCCTAAAAAATAGCTAACTTGTTGAGCCTCAATAACCGATTTGTTAAAATTTGTTAAATTTCCAATGTAGCAAAAAAACTACATTACATTTGTCAAACATTTAAAAACACACACAATGAACACAGTAACAATCGAAACAGAATGGAAGCGCCGAATGGATTTAGTGAACGATCCTAATTTCGTAAAACTTTGCGTTAAATACGCTCAAAAATTAGGAATTAGCGCCAGCGAATGGAATGCTAACCGCGGTTCACTTGTTCTTTATTTCGCTAATGAAATGTGCGCTATTGAAAATAAAAACCGATAATATCAACCTCAGGGGCGCGGCTGATCAACGCGCATTTTTTAGAAACTTAAAACCCCTTTTAATATGTATCAAATTATCATCACTCATCTTCAGGAACGAACCGCCCAGGTTATCCACTATCAAAAGCTCGACAAAGCCCTCCACGCCTTTAAAGAGATTTGTAACGATAAGGGTTATAAATGGGAATGGAGCGACGATCTGCCAACCGCTGGCGGTAATGACTGCGAGTATAAAATCGAAATCAATTATTCACTATAAAACCCCCCGAAATGATGAAAACCATAACGGTAAAACTCCAACGCCCCGCAACCGTGGACGTTATCGAATTCGAGCTCCCCCACTTCTCTAAAAAGGGCGCCACTTATTACGCCGTAATTAACCCGCTTGAGGCGATTGAGGTTAGCCCGTGGCCCCGAATCGACGCGCCAATGATCAACATACAAAGAAGCCCGAACCAAATCGAGGAGGCTTTTAGCTGGGATTCTGAAACCTCAACCCGCGAGGAATTTATGGCGGTTTATACGGCCGCGTTTGAAAGTATAACCACTAAAATCCTGAGCATATGAAAACCGTCTCCAAATGGCTCCGCTGGCTCGCGTGGGGAATTGCTATTTACGCCCTCCTCAGATACTGCGAAGAGCTTAACACCTGTTTAATGAACTATTAAAACCCCTTAAAATGTACCCCCTTAACCCCGAAACAATGGCGCAAATTCAGAAATTTACCCAGCGCCTCAACACCCAGCCCGACCCGCTCAGCGTCGAGCAAACGCCCGACCGCAAAGCCTCGACGGTAGTTATCTCTCATATCGAAATGACGCTCGACGAATTGTTTTTCGGCCAATGGAAAACGGAAAATTTTAAATGGAGCCCCGTAGCTAATGAAATTCAAGGTTCCCTCGAGCTCGTGGTAATTCACCCCGTCACAGGTTACGAAATCCGCCGAACTGGCGCCGCCTCCATCGTTATAATGGTCGATAGAGCACCCGAAAACCTTGCGGGCCAAGAACGTAACCAATGGGCGCTCAACCCATCGAATAAGAAACCCAACGCCCTCGATATGGCTTTTCCTAAATTAAAAAGTGAATGCCTCAAGAACGCCGCCCAATCTCTCGGGCCTATCTTTGGCCGTGACCTGAATCGTAAAAACAAGGACGTTTACAAACCTTTTAAGATAGCCAGCGCGGGCGAATTACCTGAGGCCCTTATCTCTCGGCTCGAGGTTGGTATTCTGAATGGCGATCCACAGGCGGCCGACGCTATTAAAGCCCTCGACGCTCATTTGAGCCCTGAGCAAAAAAATAATTTACAAACCCTTTTAACATCTAAAGAAAATGGAAATTAATCCTTACCTCGCCGAATATATGGCGACCGTTAACCAACAAAGCGCCGCGTGGGATAAACTACGCCTCGGCCGTTTCACAGGCTCAGGAATTAGCGCCCTAATGACCGACCCGAAAACAAAGGCCGCAAAGGAAGCGGGCGAGCTTTCAGAAACCGCCAAAAAATACATTTATGAAAAAGTAATGGAGGAGGTCACGGGGCAAAGCGCCAACGAGGCCACGTCCCGCGCTATCGACTGGGGGAATGAGTGGGAAGAGCACGCGTTAAAAGAACTTCAAAAGGCTATCAATTGCCCCGACGATCGCTTTGAATTTAAACCCGCGTTTAAACTGTTTAACGATTATTTCGGATGCAGTCCCGACGCGTTCGGCTGGCTTCCCGACTTTGAGCGCGTGGGAATCGAGATAAAATGCCCGTGGAATTCGGTTAACCATTATTTACATTCTCAGGTGAAAACCGCCGAGGATTTGAAAAAAGTTAACCCCGACTATTATTGGCAAGTGCTCGGTAATATGCTCACGTTTAATTTACCCGCGTGGATATTCGCCAGCTACGACCCGCGCCAACCTGAAAGCCGCCGCCTTCATTACGTGGTAATTGAGGCCGAAATTGACGCCCTGAATGAGCTTTGCGAGCGTATGGATGCCGCGTATAAATTCAAAGAAACCATTAAAAACGCTTGGATAGATGGATTATAAAACCTTTCTTGAATCAAAGCGCCATAACTCTCTCGATTATGGTATTGAATGCAATTACCTACCCGACGCGATGTTTGATTATCAAAAGCATATTAGCGAATATGCGATTAAAAAGGGACGTTGCGCGGTTTTCCTCGATACGGGGCTCGGTAAAACTATTATTGAGCTTTGCGTAGCTTCAAACTATGCCAGGCATACCAATAAACCCGTTTTAATTATTACTCCTTTGGCGGTTGCTTTTCAGTTTATCAAAGAGGCTAATAAATTCGGCATCGACGATATTAGTTACTCAAAAGATGGATCAGTAAAAACTAAAATAGTCGTTTGCAACTATGAGCGTATTGAAAAATTTGACCGCTCATTATTCGACTGCGTTATCCTCGACGAAAGTAGTATCCTCAAGAATTTCGACGGGGCTATTAAGCAGCAAATAACGAGCTTTCTCAAAAAAATTAAGTACCGTTTTCTTTTCACCGCGACCCCATCTCCAAACGATTATATTGAGCTGGGCACGAGTTCGGAAGCTCTTGGGTATATGGGGTATATGGATATGTTGGGTAAATTTTTTAAAAACAATCAAAATAACGTAGCTAAACTTTCTCAAATATCTAAGGCACGTCAGGGAGAAGAGTTTTATTTAAAACCTCATGCCGAAAGCGATTTTTGGGCGTGGGTGAAAAGTTGGAGTATATCTTGTAAAAAGCCCAGCGACCTCGGGTTTTCTGATGCTTTGCATATTTTACCCGAATTGCACGAAATCCAAACTATTATCAGAAATGTTAACCCGCTGGCGGTTAACGGTCAGATGAATATGTTCGCTTTGCCCGCTACGGGATTTGCTGAAATTAAAGCCGAGGTTAGGGCCACAATTAACCAACGGTGCGAAATGGCAGTAGATAAAGCCGCCGTTAATGAATGCTCGGTTTACTGGGTTAATCTTAATGACGAAGCCGCGCTAATTAGCCAAATGGATCCAACCGCTATCGAGGTTAGGGGAGCTATGGACATCGATAAAAAAGAGGAGATTTTATTAGCCTTTTCAAATGGCGAAATAAAAAAGCTGATAACGAAAACATCAATAACGGCGTTTGGTTTGAATTGGCAACATTGCAACCATACAACCTATTTCCCAACCTATTCATATGAGCAGTATTACCAAGCTATTCGCCGATTTTGGCGATTTGGGCAAAAGCGAGAGGTAACGGTAGATCTAATTCTATCAGACGGCCAAATTAAAATAATGGAATCGCTAATGATTAAAAAAGATAAAGCCGTCCAAATGTTCGAAAAGCTCATTAAACAAACGAACTCCGATTTTTCAATTCAAAAAAAGGACTTCAATAAATCTATAATTTTTCCAAACTTCATTAATTAAACACATGGTAAAAAATCAACAAGTAACCGAAGATTACGCTATTTACAATTCCGATTGCATGTATGTAATTGAATCAATGCCCGAGAATAGTATCGACCTTTCGATTTATTCTCCCCCGTTTGCTGGGCTTTACAATTACTCAAGTCACGAAAACGATTTTAGTAACTGCGAGAGTAAAGAGCAATTTTTAGAGCAGTACGAATTTTTAATTAAACAAATGGCGCGCGTCACTAAGCCAGGCCGAATTAACGCCGTACACGTTACCGACGTGCACACCCATACGGGGCGCCTTTGGGACTTTCCTGGCGAGGTAATCAAAATCCACGAAAAATACGGCTTTGAATATCATAACCGTATAACGATTTGGAAAGAGCCTCTAAAAGTTCGAATGAGGACTATGGTTCAATCGCTCATGCACAAATTTATAGTTGAGGATGCAACCCGTTGTTTTACTGCGATGCCTGATTATGTTTTAATTTTTAAAAAACGCGGGGAAATCGAGAAACCCGTAACCCATCCAAACGGGCTCAATGATTTTGAATATTTTGGGGAAACGCCATTTTTAGAAGCTCACCGCGAAACGTACGGAAATTACGCCGACTTCAGAAAAAAATGGAAATCTTTTGAGGGCGATCACCGCGAAAATAAATTAAGTCATTTAACGTGGCAACGATACGCCTCGAGCGTTTGGGACGACGTAAGAATTGATAACGTTTTACCCTTCAAAGATAGCCGCGAAGAGGATGACGAAAAGCACGTTCACCCACTCCAATTAGATGTAATTGACCGCCTTGTTTATTTATATTCTAATCCTGGCGAAACCGTTTTAACGCCATTTATGGGCGTAGGGTCTGAGGTTTATAGCCCCGTTTCAATGGGCCGCAAAGCGATCGGAATCGAGTTAAAAGAAAGCTATTTTAAACAAGCAACTCTAAATCTCGCAGAGGCTAAAAAACGCTTTAAAAATGTAGAAACCCTTAATTTATTTGATCATGCTCAATAACTATTTAACCCGAGAGGTTTTCGAGCTTCTCAAATCCCAAACAACCGCCCGAGATAATATGCTCGAGTGCGTTCAACACGTCCATAACCTCGAAATGGCGGCTCTGAATATACCCCGCGAGGATTATTATAACGCCTTTTTCGGGGGCCGCCTGAGTTCGGTTAAAAGTATCGATCGAATTTGGCGAAAGATTCAGGAAGACGTTCCCGAGCTCAGGGGCTCAGAGTGGGAAGCCCGCCAGGTTCAAAGCGGTCGTATAGATATCGAAGATTTAAGCTATTTAAAAAACCAATTAAATTTATTCAACCTTTAAAATTCACACTATGAAAAAACGTTCTCCCTTTAATTACGTGGCTCGCATCGAGCGCGTTCAAAAATGGCTAACCGCCAATCCTGGGCTCCACGTTAACGAGATGCTCGACGAAATGAGCGACACCCCTCGAGGTACTCTGAGCTCCTTAATTTCGTTCATGACTAACGCGGGCCACTTAGTTAGGCATTCGAAAGGCTTTTATGCTTTGCCCGAAATCGTCGCCAGCCCTCGCTCGGTTGCTTACGATATCAGAAAAAACAAAGAAACCCCGAATTTATTTAAGCGGGTGAAAGGGGGGGGAGTACTCCCCGAAATGCCCCGAAATGCCCCGAACGGACTCGATGCGAATAACCTGTTACAACCTGTTACAACTAACGAACAAATCTCGAAAAGCGTCCTAACCGAATTCAACCGAAATCAGGCAATAATGAGCGCCGTCGACGTGTTGAAAAGTTACGGCGTAAAAGTTACCCTCGAGTTTTAAAATGGGCTATTATTGCCCCGCGACTTCCTTATGAAAAAATTAAATACAGACTACCGCCGTAATGCTTAAGCTCATTCGAGCGAGGGGTCGCCGTTGCGTGCGGTAGTCGTATTTTTAAAATGAAAAAATCTTTTATCCTTTACGTTGATTCGCTTAACGTATTACTTGACCTCACCGAAGAGCAAGCTGGCGCGCTATTTATAGCGATTTATAACTATCATTTAAATGGCGTAATACCCGAAACATTTTGGCTCAAAATGGCAATGAACTCATTTATTAACCAATGGGAACGAGATTCAGAAAAATGGGCGAAAACCGTCGAAGCCCGAAAAGAAAGCGGCCGAAAAGGTGGGTTAAGCAAAGCCAAGCAAATGCTAGCAAATGCTAATTTAGCTAAGCAAGATTTAGCAAATGTAGCTGTTAATGTAAATGATAATGTAAATGAGAATGTAACAGAAAAGGTTACTAAAGAAAAAAAATCTATAAAAAAAGAATTTCAACCGCCAACCCTTGAGGAGGTAAAAAGTTGGTTCATCGAAAACGGTTCAACCGCTGAGGCGGGCGCTAAGGCTTGGCAATACTACACCGATGGAAATTGGAACGACTCAAAAGGCCAACCCGTTAAAAATTGGCGGCAAAAAATGAGGGGCGGCCGTTGGCTCGAGCCAAAACCAAACGCCAAACCTCAAGATGAACAATATCGCCAGCTCGATCGCGTGCTCGTTCCTGGCTCCGATATTCTTTACAAATACAACCCCCACGGCTAACCCCAAAAACACCAATGTTATTACCGCCCAACGATACAGAACTCGAAAAAATAGCCCTAGGAGCTATTCTCCTCGATTTTAACGCACTCAAACGCGTCGAGGGTATCCTAACCTCAGAAAAGTTTTTCGACCCGCGTAATGGGCTCGTATTCGATGCAATTCAAAAACTGAAAACTGAAAACCTTCCAATTGATATTTTAACCGTTACTCAAACGCTTCGAAAATCTAAAACATTGAGCGCGGCGGGCGGGCCCCTTTACCTCTCAGAATTGACCACTCGAGTAAGCTCAACGGCTAACCTTGAAACGTGGGCGCTTCAATTAGTTGAAATGTATTTAAAAAGGGAGCTGGGTAAAATGGCGGCGCGGTTAGCTGAGGAGGCCCTATCGCCCGAAAACGACCCTTTCGATTTATACAACTCCTATTCGGTACAACTAACAGACCTCATAAAATCAAACCTGAAAGGCGAAACTTCGCATATTTCCAAAATAACCCCCGAAACCTCGCAAAGCATCGAAGACCGCGAGCGCCATGGGCTCTCAGGAATACCCACAGGAATAACAAACGTGGATCAAATACTCGGCGGACATCAAAAAGGGGATTTAATTTACATAGCGGCCCGCCCAGGAATGGGTAAAACCGCCCTCGCGTTAAGTGTTGCCCTTAATATGGCTCAAAGCGGTTACCCCGTGGCTTTCTTTTCGCTCGAAATGTCACGCGCTCAACTCGTTTTTCGTTTGGCTTCCATACTTTCAGGAATGAACGCCGAGAAATTGGCGAAATATACCCTCTCAAAAGAGGAGAAAATTACCTACTATCAAACCGTCGATAGGTTAAACGCCCTTCCGATTTACATCGACGACCGCCCAGGCCTTTCAATTCACGATTTAAAAACCCGCGTTCGAACTTTGGCCGAGCGTTCAAACGTAAAAGCGGCGTTTATTGATTACGTGCAATTACTGAGCGCGGGTAATAAAAAGAATTTTGGGAGCCGTGAGCAGGAAATTAGCACAATATCGAGAGGGCTTAAATTGATAGCCAAAGAAAACGGCCTCCCCGTTATCGCCCTGAGCCAACTTAGCCGAGCGGTTGAGGCGCGCCAAGATAAACGGCCGCTCCTTTCCGACCTGAGAGATTCGGGAAGCCTCGAGCAGGACGCCGACGTTGTGGCATTTCTTTACCGCGCTGGCTATTATGAAGCTAATTCTCCAATTAACACGGCCGAGTTTATAATCGCCAAACACCGCAACGGGCGAACGGGCATGCTGAGCGTGAATTTTACCCCCGAAACGATGCACTATACCGACATTCAAAACAAAACAATAATTAATGAATCATGGGAACTTTAAAAAATCAAACCGCCCTTAGTTGGTTTTTAGAACAACAAACCCCAATAACGCCCGAAATGCTTTTAAAAGCTCTCGAAATGGAACGCCAGCAAATCGCCGACGCTTTTGTTAAATCCGCTCAGGATTACGAAAAATCGAAAGATTATGAGATTATTAGCCAAATAGAATATAAGGCCTTTAAATACATAAAAGAAACATTCGGAACTGATGAAAGTTTATAAGAATCAAAAAGCGGGAAGTTATGACGTACTAACCGAGAAAAACTTACTTTTTCACGTGGAAAAGTGGGGGACTCGATTTATAGGCGTCGTAAATAGCAGTTGGCAAGCGAACGGTAAATTATTAAAAAAAATACCGACCAACGTTTCAGCCAGCGTCGTTAACGAAATGGCGAAAAATGGGCGTAAATATGAATTTCTTTTAAAGTATTATGAAAATCTCAATAAAAGAAACTGAGGATGAAACGTTGTAAAATTTGCAAAGCGCCCTTTACGCCGACTTATTCGAGCTTGCAAGCCACTTGCACGAAACCCCAATGTTTAATTGAATGGGGCCGAATGGCTGAGCGGAAAAAAGCGAAACGGGAAATTCGACAAATGAGAGAGAACGTTAAAAGCGTTAGCCAGTACCGCCGCGAGCTTCAAAAAGTGTTTAACGAATTCATTCGCCTGAGAGATAAAAACGAGCCTTGTATAAGTTGCGGCCGACCTTTGCCCGCGAAATATGACGCGGGGCATTTTTACAGCGTTGGCAGTTACCCGAATTTAAGATTTAATGAGGATAATGTTCACGGCCAATGCGTCGAATGTAATCAGCATAAACACGGGAATTTGTTAGAATACGCGCCCAGGTTA